AAGGTACTTGACAATACTAACCAAACAACAGTAACAACTGATGATGGAAAAACATTTAATGTTACTCCAGATCAAGCAAGAACATTACGTAAGTTTGGTACAACAAACAATGTAAAGACACCTATAAGACTAGCATTTACTAAAGATATTCAGCACAGTCACGGACTATCTGACTTTTTAGACCAGCCAACAGACCAGGCAATGCATGTTCTGTACGTGACAAAATATCTAGGATAACTTTTTAATGCAAGAAAAATACTCAGCAAGTGAATGGGCAATAATGGAAGGTGGTCATAGTATAGACACGCCTAAAGAAGATGCACCATTTTCGTTTATCAAAGACATTCATGAAGCAAGAATGTTGCGTGACGAGAAAAATGCAAAAGTATTAACATATACTGATTGCTGTGAGAGGCTGTACCTTTCTTTGCTTTGTTTAGAGTTAATGAGACACTATCCAAAGTATAACGCAATAGTTAAACAATATGCAAAAACTACTACTAATAAAAACAACTATAGTATGTTTCGTATGTTTAGTACAGATCTTCATAATTTTATCTATTATATAAATGGCGACGATGCTGCGATGGATAAATTAAAAGATCCAGAGTCTGCAAAAATTGTTAGAACTAAAACACATTTACCAACTAACGCACTTAATAGATACCTTAGCCAATTGTCACATGATACTGAACCAACAGGTGTTAGTAATCTTTTTCTTAAACTAGAAACAGACTTACAAATAAAGAATAGTGAATATAAAAGTATAAGACGACTTGTTACAAACATTCGATCAGTAAGTACTAACCAACAACAAACATTTACTACTAGATTATTATTTGCAGTAAGAGCTAAACTAAGATCAAGTGATTTAATTTCAGACTTTGAAAAATTTGTTAAAGATAAAAACTTAGAAACAAAAGGTGTTAAAGACAATGAACCAACAGTTAGTGTACCTGACTTTACTGGATATAGTTCTTCGTTAGTTCTTTATCAGTATCTTGTTGGATCTGGTAAACTTATGCAAGCCAAACGATTCCTAGATCTAGCATCAAAAGGGAATTCAATACCAGGAACACTAGTAAACGGATACATGCCAATTATTAAAATGGTAGATGATATAGTAGCTGCAGGCCCTAGTTATGTGCAAAACTTTAAAGTTTTGCATAAGAGAGCCAAAAAGCACATAAAATAACCCGTAACTCCCCTCTTTTCTTCCAATTGACTAAATACTAGTAACAATATACACTGAGCGTGTAATTGTCCATTTAAGAGAAACTTTAAAGGAGAAAAAAAGAAAATGTCAAAAAAGTTTACACTTGATACACTGACCGAAGGAATTCGGCAGCGTAACCAAGGCGACTCTAACAAGCGCCTTACAGAAAAGTGGAGCAGGACTGGTCTTCTTAGGGGTCTCGAGAACGTACATCGTGAAAACATGGCAACGCTACTTGAGAACCAAGCAGGACAAATCCTACGTGAGCAAAACACCCTTGGTGGTGGTGGACTCACACCCGCTGCAGGTTCCGGAGATATCCGGGGCTTCACTAACATCGCATTCCCAATCGTTCGTCGAGTATTCGGCGGTCTGGTTGCAAACGAGTTAGTTTCAATCCAACCTATGAGCCTTCCATCTGGACTGCTCTTTTATCTTGACTACACCTACGGAACAAATGTTGGTGGTACTGTTGACGGCTCAGCCGGCAGCTCAGCCAGAAACACTTACGACGCTGGTCAGTCAATTTATAATAACCCTGCTGGAAAGGGTATTCGCTCTGGTTCTCTCGGTACTGGTGGTCAATATGACCTTGCTGGTTCTGGTTACTCACGAGTTCATACTGGTTCTGACAGTGGTGACACAGCCGCAAGCTGGCTTTTGAACGCTTTCGTTCTTGGTACATCTTCAGCTCAGTCTCGTTCAACCACCATTAGTGGTGGAGTTGGTGGAACTGGCGCTGATGGTCGTTTCCTTCAGTTCGATCCACAGCTTACTCAGCTGATTGATGATGATAGCAACCCTTACTTCTTCGTTACTGTTGATCTTGGTGCCCTTGGCGCTAATCTCGATGTAACAGCGGTTAAGGAAATTGCACTCTTCCATACTGGTTCTGTCCAGGGTGATCTTACCACTTTCGGTGAGACCTTCCAAGGCGGTCAGGGAGTTTATAACATTCGTCGTCTTAACCAGTTGGTCAAGTCTGGCTCAGCGCTTGGTACTATCTCGCCTGATCCAATGGCTACTGCTCAGAAGGCTGGCTCTGCTGTCCTTATGGTCATGTCTGGTACAGCGGTTTCCAGCGATATCGGTGGTTGGAGAATTACCTATCCTAAGACTAACTCATTGAGCGTCAACAGTGATGGTGATACTCTTGTTGTTCCCGTTTTCGAGTCCAACTTTAGTCAAACCTCCGTGCAGCCTCAGATTCCTGAGATTGACATCAAGATCGAAGCGATCTCTGTTGTTGCTCAGACTCGTAAGCTCCGCGCTCGTTGGTCACCAGAACTCGCACAGGATTTGAACGCTTACCACAGCCTTGACGCTGAGGTTGAGCTTACTCAGATCCTCTCTGAGCAGATTGCTCTTGAGATTGACCGTGAGATTCTGAACGACTTGCTTATGCAGGCCGACACTAACTACTACTGGAGCCGTAAGCCAGGTGACTTTGTTAATAAGAAGTCTGGTGCATCTGCTACTAAGGCGTCTTCCCTCGCGGGCGGACCTTCCTTTACTGGTACAGTTCGTGAATGGTACGAGACTCTTGTCGAGACCATTATCGACGTTGCTAACGAGATTCACCGTAAGACCCTCCGTGGTTCTGCAAACTTCATCGTTGTTTCCCCTGATGTTGCTACTGTCCTTGAAGCCTCCGTGCTTTACAAGCCAGTCTACAGCATCGACGGCGACGGTCAGGTTGCACCTGGTATGAGTCTTGGAGCCGAGAAGGTTGGTACATTGAGCAACCGTTTCACAGTCTATAAGGACCCCTACTTCCCACGCAACAAGATTCTTGTTGGGTACAAGGGCGGTAGCTACCTCGAGACTGGATACGTATACGCTCCTTACGTACCACTGATCGTTACTCCTACTATCTTCGCTCCCGAAGACTTCACTCCTCGCAAGGGCGTGATGACTCGATACGGCAAGAAGATGGTTCGTTCCGACTTCTACGGTACAGTAACATGCATGGGCATGGACGTCATCTAATCTGATTAGACGAAGTCTTAAATATTTGGGGGCGGTCCTTTCGAGGTCCGCCCCCTTTTTTATGTCAAACAGACAACTTACTTCATATTTAGAGCTAGCACGGTGCATGCATAATGACTGACCCCACCGGTCGCATCGACGTCTGTGGACTAACCTTCCAACTTAAAGGAGAAAAATTATGCCTTCAATTAAGGTGACCCCAACAAAGGGTCTATTTCAGAGGAGCGCTACTACGGCGATTCCTAACGGTACATTATCTGGACATAAGAGAGTCGTAACTGCCAAGACTGCTAGTTACACCATGACTCAAGCAGATTGTGGTACTGTTATAACAATAACTGGTGCTCGAACATTAACACTTCCAGCTTTGGCGACCTCGGCAGGTTTTCATTGTTCAGCTGTTATGATTAGCGCCGCAAATGGCGTTGTCACAGGACCCTCAGGTAAAATACAAGCGTTTAGTGTTAACGCTGGCGCCTCAGAATATGATCCTGGAGTCACAACCCTTACTTTGAGCGCCGGCGCAATTGGTGACAGGTTTGAGATTTATTGTACAGGAGACTGGTGGGTCGTAACCGCTTTCGCAAATGCAGCCGTCGTCGCGACATAGGAGTTAGAAAATGCCTTCAATTAAAGTAACCCCAACGAAGGGTCTATTCCAAAGAGGTGGCACATCTGCTATCCCTAATGGAACACTCTCCGGTGAAAAGAGACCTGTTCTGAATAAGTCTTCGGCTTATACGTTAACAGTTGCAGATAGTGGAAAGATTATTACACTTTCCAGTACAGCATTTATCTTGTCACTTCCCGGTGTCTCTGCTAGTAAGGGATGTCATTACAGTGTAGTATCCCTCTCGGACGAAGAATACTCGATCCAGGAAACGACTGCCACCGATACGAATGTACTAACACTAGTGGGTGTAAATAAGACCGGTAGTCAACGCGATGATGCCTTCACGAAAGCAGCATTAAGCGCTGGAGCGGTTGGTGATAGATTTGAGATCTATTCTACCGGTGGCTACTGGGTGATTAGATCATTTACAGAAGCTTCCATCACCGCGACATAAGCTTGACATTAAGTTAGCTTAAATATATACTGAATGCCACCCTTCGGGGTGGCATTTTTTTTACTTTACTGCTTGAAATGTTATGTTATATTGTAATTCCTGGAGGATATAACAACAATGGCAACTACTACAAAAGCGACATCACTTAAGAGCGCTCCCACTAAAAATACGACAACAACACCAACAAGCACCAACACAGCTAAATTAGAAGCTGAGGTCGCAACATTAACGGCACAGGTCGAAGCGTTAACAGCGCATGTGACTAATCTCAATGCCGCAGTCTCAGGTGGTGCAAAAGACACCGACGGCGACGGAATTCCAGATGTAGCCGGTGTGACAGTCCGACTTAACAATGTTGTAAATTTTTTAGCACGTAAGTTTGGCCAAGGTCCGATGGAACAAAATAACATTTACTAACCTAAACGGTTACTTTCCAGAAAAAGTTAAAGAAGACATTTGTCGCCCTGCATAATAGTTATCAGTAGGGTGATTAATGTCTTCTTTTGCTTATACTAAAAATCCAACTCCATTTAGCTTCTTTGATACTGATACAGAATTTCAGACAGAAGCAGATTCTATGATCTCATTTGTCAAGAGGAAACTTGGCGATGATATTCTTAGCGTTGAGTTGACAAAAAAACAAATGTGGGCTTGTTTCGAAGAATCTTTTCTAGAGTATGGTAGGATCATCAACGAGGCTGATGCCAAGTCACAGCTCTCTAATTTGCTGGGTTTCAGCACCGGAAGTAATAGAGCCGGCTTATTCCCTAAGCAGAACCTTGAATTCCTATTGAGGATGGCTGAACCTTATTCTTCTGAAGCGGGAATCGGGGGTTCTTACAACGAGGTTTCTGGCTCCATTTCACTTGAGTATAAGCGCCAAGATTATAACATCTATGATGAATTAAAAGATGGCGACGGAAACCTTATCGTTTCAAGCAGTAAGAACTCTCCAAGAGGTAAAATGCGGATTAAGGAAGTATTTCACTTCAGTCCGTCAGCGGCGTATAGATTTTTTGATACAACATCTGCCGTAAATTATCTTAATAATGAATTTAGCTTTGAGTCATTTACACCAGAAACCGTCTTTTACGTTCTACCTGTTTTTGAAGACATTTTAAGAGCCGGCCAGATGGATTTATCGAATAGGGTAAGAAAGTCAAATTATTCATATAGGATAATCGGGCAAAACATTAGAATTTATCCTATGCCTACTACATTAACGGGATCGAATAATTCACTCAAATTATGGATTAGAGTTGCGTTCCCACCAGATCCATACAATCCAGATATTCGGGATGACTCGATTTATGGCGTATCTAATCTTTCAAACGCTCCATACGGAAGAATGAATTATAAGCATACAAACTCTGTGGGTAGACAATGGGTACGTGAATTTACTCTTGCTTTGTGTAAAGAGCTATTAGGTCAGGTACGCTCTAAATTTGCAACTGTTCCAATACCATCTGGTGATCTTAATCTAAATGGAACCGACCTGGTATCCCAAGGCCGCGAAGACCAGACAAGACTTAGAGACCAGCTTATAGAGCTATTAGACAGCCTAACGTACGGTAAACTATTAGAAGGACAAGCCACCAACGCAGAGAATATTATGAGGTCCCTTAAGGCCATGGCAATGCCCCTCGGCAAATCTATCATCGTTAAGTGAGAAACTAAAGTATGGCTAGACTCTTTATAACTCCCCGTGAACAAGATCTTATCTCTGATTTAACTAAAGAGATAATGAAAGATGTTGTGGGTCAAAAGATATATTACTATGCTATTCGGACTGATGTAACGCATATTCATGATATTTATGAAGAAGCAGTCGATAAATATTTTGACCCTGCTTTAGAAATTGAAGCGCAAGTTTTATGGTCTCCTCAAACACAATCAACAAATCGTTTCGGTTCTGAGCAACTTTATACAATAGAAGCATACCTCCACTATAAAGACTTAATAGACAAAGATATAGACATCCGTGAAGGAGATTATTTCTCTTATGGCGACACATTTTTTGAAATTACATCTCTGATATGGCAATCTAATATTTATGGAGAAATTGAATACATGACTGGAGTTAAGCTTCTTGGGAAGCAAGCCAGAAAAGGTCTTATTGATAAGCAGCCCATCGGTCCTACTGATGAAGGGTATTATCCTGGCGATCCTGATGCTATTCAAAGAACATTCATTCAACAACGTGGGTTTGCAGAAAATGCTGAAGGTCCAACAGGCGACGTCCGCGCTTTGATAGAACAAGGAAAACTAGAACTTCCTCCCGAACCAGCTCCAGCTGAAGTATCCCCTGAGGGATCTCCAGGTGAAATAAGCTCATCTTTCTACGACGAGAGTTAAAATGGCAACTAGATATTCTTTAACAAAAGGGCAATACCAGACGGTCGACAGCGGCTATGATAATGGAGATGAAGCTGATAACTTCACAATGCCCTCTTGTACGATAGAAGATGTTGATAGAGGTGTATTTAACCTTTTTGATAAAGAACTTCCTCTTTTTTACAAGCGGAAAGATCAAGTAAAGAAGGTGCCTGTAATATTCGCAACTGGTGAGCGGTTCGCAATTCTGGCAAGAAATAAGCCACTACGAGATAAGTCAAATGCTTTGATTCTTCCGCTTATATCAGTGATAAGATCTAGTATTGATCAAGACTCAGCAAAGGGCGCCGGCCAATTTCAGGGCGGTCCGATTACAGTTAAAGTCAGGTTGGCAGAAGATGATTTAAGATATCAAAGGCTTCAGAATATTCATGGCTTTAAGAATTCTGATGAAAATGCTATTGATGCTTTTGGTACACAGAACGACGGCGACGCCGGAGGTACTACAAACGGAAGACTTGCAACTCGAAGACCAGCACCTGCAGTCTCTGTTTCAAGCCGCCGAGGAACAATTTTAACGCCAAACCTTCGAAAGAATTTGGTAGAAATGATTCAAATTCCTCCGATCAAACAATATACTGCAACTTATGAAATTACATTTTGGACACAATATACACAAGAAATGAATTCAATGCTCAACGTTTTAATGAGCGGGTATATAGAAAATAGAAGAAGAACTTTTGTCATCGAGACTGAGTCCGGATATAGATTTTCTGCATTTGTTGATGCCGCTTTATCACCACAAAATAATTTTGATGACTTCACAGACGCAGAAAGATTGGTTAAATATAATTTCACAATGAGTGTCGCTGCTTATATTGTTGTAGCACAGGAACCAGGAATGCCCGTACCATTTAGAAAAACTGTCTCTTCACCTGATGTACAATTTGGTGTAAGTCAAAATATTGGTGGAATGCCTGCTGGTCCACCACCAGCGGGCATTCCTTCTGGGAATCCGATGGACTGGATCTTCGCTGGTACGACCCCAGCTGACGAAGGTAATCCACCAGCAGGTATAGGTGTTCCAAAGGGAGCAGGGGCGATCGGGGGGTTTCCAGGAACTCCTACAGTCGAAGTTGGAGGTCAATCCGCAGCTAATCTTTCCGGCCCAGCGAGATTAACGAGTCCGACGACTATAATTACAAATGTCAACCCATTTACAGGAAAGAAAGAGACCCTCGAAATCATAATTTCAAGTGCAGATCCCAAAACGGGTGAAGCAGTTTTTAAGTTTAGTAAGACGTCCCCCAGTGGCATCGCTATTGATCTTGGTAAACTAACAAAAGATTGATCAAGCTATATGAGACATTTAGGCATCGTACGAAATAGTTATTTGTGATATAGAAGATCCAGGAGAACCGACTCATGGCAGAGCAAACATTTAGATCACCAGGTTTTTTTGAGCGCGAGATAGACGCGACCGCAAGAGAAACCTCAATCGTAGGCACTCCAGCAGGTGTTGTTGGAACCGCAGAAAAAGGTCCTGCATTCGTACCGGTAACGGTCGGAAGCATGACTGATTTTATAAACAAGTTTGGAGGCATAGACACCAATAGATTTGGTCCTTACGCTGTACAAGCGTTCCTGGCAAACAGGACCGCCTTAACCTATATGAGGGTTTTGGGGGCAGGTGCAAACGAGACAACAACAGACATCTCAAATACTGAGAATCTAGGTACCGTTGTGAACGCAGGGTTTAAATTAACTCCTGCTACTTCGCAATGGAACAAAGATACCTTACTTGGAACAGACACTGGGAAATATTCAGATAGTTGTGTTCAGTTTCTAGCAGCGAAACATTACGTTTCAGGTGCTACAGACTATTCTCACCCAATGTTTATTGACAACCCCTCATTTAGCAGCAGCGGTGCAGATACCGTAAACCTGGTAAGAGGTGTAATCTTTACGGCTTCAGGAAGTCGTATGCAGATTCTTGACATTGGACAGGACTGGTCGAATACTTTAGATGCGAGGGCTGGATTCACCAATGGTGGAAACCTCTTCGCTTTAGCGGTATC